TCATTCAGAGGCCGGTTTGACGGTAAATCCTGTATTATGAGTCTCTTCAAGCGCACTCTGGGCTGCCGCGGTTTCTTTCTTAAATTTATCATTCATTTCCTTGACCGCAGCCTCCAGCAGTACTTTCAGTTCCTCCTCCGTTGTTTTGATGCCCTTCTGCGACAGCATCGATGCCGCGACAACAAGGGCGCGCGCAAGCTTCTCGTCGCCGTGAAGATCCTTGTACACCTGCTCGATGTACGCGACCGTGGTTGCCGCGATCTTGCGCTTGGTGTCCGTGTCGATGTACTTTGTCTGAAGCTTCGCGGCATACACGCCGATGATGGCGAAGATCGCCAGTACGACGGCCTTGATGATCTCCAGACTGTAGGTTGCCAGAATCTCGTTCATGTGCTTGTCCTCCTGAAATTATTTATGTTCGAGGATACCGATACGGCGCTCGTGGTCAGCCACGCGATCGTCCAGTTCCTCATTTTCTTTTTTGCGGTGGTTGATGCGCTCGTGAAGCTTCTTGTGCTCTTCCGTGTTGGATTCCTCCAGTTTGCCGTTTGCCTCTTTCAGCCCGTTTACAGCGTCGGTAAGTTTGACAATGTTCGAGTTGAGTTTCAAAATCGGCACAACAATGGCGGTGCCGAGCGCAATGAGTTCCGCGAGTGTGCGCACCATTTCCATTTCTGTCATGCCGAGCCCCCCAAGATACGATTCACCTCGTCCTGCACAGCTTTGACAAACCATGCGGCGAGCGCGTCCCTGCGCGCCTGTCCGTTTCCCCATTTACCGGCGATGACCTCGCGGGCTGTTTTGGTGATGAACGGGTCAACCGTAGACTCCTCGGCGGGCTTCTCGGGTTCCGGCGTCGGTTCCGGCGCCGGTTCGGGCTGCGGCTCTGCGCCGTCCGCCTTGCTCGCAAAGTCGGGAACACCGTATCCGCGGATGAAGCGGGCGTTCACGGCAAGACTGCGCGTTTTGACGGCGTTGTCGCAGTTGCCCTCGATGATGGTCATCGTCTGACCGTCACAGGCAGTCACGATGCCGACGTGGTCGGGCTGTCCGGCATTGTCGCCGTACCCCGTATCCTGCCAGTCGTAAAAGATCACGTCACCCGGAGACGGGATATAGGCGTCGTTTTCTGTCCATCTGCCAATCTCCTGATAGAGCCGCACCATGCCCGGGCATCCGCACTCGGTAGGCATGATGTCGCGCAGCCCGCACTGCAAAGATACGGTGGACACGAACGCCGCGCACCACGGCCACGAGGCGAGCATCCGCGTGCCTCTGGGAAGCGGGCGCTGGGTGTTGTAGATATCCAGCATCTCCTGATGCTTTGCGTCGTATTCGCGCGTCCCCAGCCACGCGAGAGCGGTGGACACGACTTTCTGTCGAAGTTCTTTTTCTGTCATTACGTTACCTCCGTTATCGGTGTGTAGTTCGTCTTTGTTACGGTGTCGCCGCGCGTCGGGTGGAGGGTGTTGTCCTTATCCACTGTGAGCACTATTTCTCTCCTCCTTATGGATTGGCTTTGACAAGGGCTTCTTTTGCCGTTCCGTTGACATTCAGCAGAACGCGCGTCACTTGCTTTGCCGCGCCGTTCACGTTCAAATACAGCACATCGCCGAGCAGCGCCGGAGCAGTCAGCTTGACCGTGCCGTTGCTTTGGCTGGAAGAGGTGTCTGCTGCCCCGTAAACAACGGTGATTTCCGTCCCCGCATCAGCTTCTCCAACGAAATACCAATACGTTGGCGTTTTGGGGAGATTGCCGGGCGTTTCAGCTGTCCCCTGAACACTTCCGATGTCGCAGCGGAGATATAAGTTGCCGTACTCCGGATGATTGCCGTAAGAACCGCCGCTTGGGGACACCAAAACACGGACGGCAAACTGTTTCCCTTCCAGCCTTGCAATAGAGTATTCGCCGCTCAGTACAAACCAGTTCTGCTCAAAAAAGTTTGTCTTTGTGATCGTCTGCTCCCACGCGCTGCCGCTTGGAAGCTCTGGCGCTGTTTTGCTCCATGCCATCCCGCTCACCTCACACAGAATACCGTAGGTATACGTCGCCCGGCTGCCACTCGGCGGGCGGCGTTTCGCTCGTCCCGGTGTAGATGTGCCGCACCTGATCGGCGGAAAGCCCGAACTTCGTATACGGAATATCGTTCGCAAGCTTTTCGGCAGTGACGGACTTGTTGGCATATTTTGGCGTTGTGATCGTGCCGTCCGCGATCTGCCCGCTTGCCGCCTGCTCGATGGCCGTGCGGAGCTGATCCAGGAGCGCAGAGACCTGCGCCTCCAGCGCCGCGGTCGGAATTCTGGTAACGCCGTCCCTCATCAGACCGCAGAGATCCTCGTTCAGGCGCTGGTCCGTCAGATTCGCCGCCGTGGCCGCCAGATCGCCGTGTGCTACGAGATAGTCGCAAAGGACGAGATCGTACAGTTCGTCCGTTTTGGATCGTGCCGGCGCTGTCGGCGAGCTGCCCAGATCGCCCATCAGCAGCTGCGCCGTTGCCGTGTTGGCCGTCTTGTCCCAGCGGATGACCAGGCGGCAGATACGATCCAGGACCGCGTCCGCGACCGGCAGAGTAAAGTTGATATCCGCCGTATTGACGTAGACTTTGCCCCAATACTCTTCCGTCGTGAACCAGGCAATACCCTTGGACAGCGTCAGCTGCCGGGCGCCGGTGATCGTCACTTTCAGGTTATCCTCGCCGGACCACACGCCAGACGTCCGCGTCCCGTGGAAGGCTCCGGCCTGCGCCGACGTATAATCCTGTTTCCCGCCGAGCGGGTAGGCAAATTCACTCATTTGTTACCTCCAATCGTTTGTATGACCGGTGTGCCAATCGTGAGGGACAGTGCTGTGCGGTTGTCCTCGATCGTCTCCTCAAAAGCGATCACCCGCACAAACAGCTTCAGCCCGTCCTCCGGGAGGATGCAGCACACGGTATCGCCGAGACTGTACGCCGTGCCGAAGTCTGCCGGATCCACATCAAATGTCACGCTCAGCTTCCGGTTGTGTTCGTTCAGCTTCTGCAGGCC